CTCGAAGTCCTCTATCTAACGTCGTTTTCCACCAAGAGGGGGCGGGATCGTGTCTCGTCGCCTCGCAGCCGTCCCAGAGGGCGCCCAAGCTCCTGCGAAGCGTCCGAAGTCAGTCACCAAGGCCGCGTCGGATGGCAACCGTAGAGAGCTGCTGGTGGCGATGCGCGCTCGCGTCGCCACGGCGGTGGAGGACCCGAACACGCCCGCTCGTGACCTGGCTGCGTTGACCCGTCGCTTGCTGGAGATCGCCAAGGAGATCGAGGCGATCGACGTGGCTAACGAGCAGGAAGGCCGCGATGCCAACCCAAGCCCCGACGAGGAGTGGGACAGCTCGGCTATCTGAGGTCGCCCGGCATGTGGTGGCCCCGGCCGGGATCGTGTCGACGGGCTGGCCGGCGGTCCGGGACAAGTGCCGCGACCTGGGTATCGAGTTCGACGAGTGGCAGCACGGCGCCGGGCGCCTGATCCTCGCCAAGCGCGAGGACGGCAAGTACGCGGCGACGATCGGTGGCACGGCGCTCAGCATCCCGCGCCAGGTCGGCAAGACGTTCTTGGTCGGTGCCATCGTGTTCGCGCTGTGCCTGCTGAACCCCGGACTGACGGTCATCTGGACCGCCCACCGGCTGCGTACCGCGGGCGAGACGTTCGACAAGATGCAGGGGATGGCCCGCAAGGCCAAGATCAAGGCGCACGTCGCCAAGGTCGTCCTGGGGTCTGGCGAGGAGGAGATCCGGTTCCACAACGGGTCTCGGATCCTGTTCGGTGCTCGTGAGCGCGGGTTCGGTCGTGGCTTCGATGAGGTCGACGTCCTGATCTTCGATGAGGCACAGATCCTCACCGAGAACGCGATTGATGACATGGTGCCGGCGACGAACCAGTCCCGGCAGGCGTCCGGCGCGCTGATGCTGTTCATGGGTACGCCGCCGAAGCCGACGGACCCGGGCGAGGTGTTCGCCCGGATGCGCGCTGAGGCGCTGTCCGGTGAGGACGAGGACACGGGTTACGTCGAGTTCGCGGCCGACCCGCATTTCGTGCCCAGCGAGACGCCTGCGCCGATGACCGATGAGGACTGGCGGCAGATCGGCAAGGCGAACCCGTCGTATCCGAAGCGGACGCCACGTGAGGCGATTCTGCGGATGCGCAAGAAGCTCACGCCGGACTCGATGCTCCGTGAGGGCTTCGGCATCTGGGACGACGAGGACGCCGGCCCCGGTCTGGACTTCGGCCGCTGGAAGACGCTCGCCGACGAAACCGCGGAGCGTGGCGGCAGCCAGGTGTTCGCGCTGTCGACGGCGCCGGATCGGTCGTGGGCGGCTATCGCGGTTGCCTGGCGTCGCCCGGATGGCGACGTGCAGGTGATGCTGGCGGACTACCGCAAGACCACCGCATGGGTCAAGGAACGAGCCGACGAGCTTGGCGCCCGCTGGGGTGGCCGAGTGCTGACCGACCCAGAGTCGCGGGACCTGCTCGGCGAAGACGTCGAGACGGTGCCGCTGGCCCGCGCTGAGGCCTCGCTCGATGACGCGATCACTGCCGGGACCGTGCATCACGGCAACGAGAACGCACTGAACACCGCTGTACGTGGCGCCAAGTGGCGCAAGAGCGGCGACGGGCGGGTCCTGGACCGCAAGGGGTCGCTGGAGATCTCGCCTGCGGTCGCGGCGGCCCTGGCTGTGCACGGCGTCATGACGGGCGATGACACGCCCCCGAATCTTTGGTAACGAGAGGAGCTGCCGTGCTCGCCACGCTCCTCGAGATCGCCGGTCTGATCCTGGTGGTCATCGGCGCCGCGCTGGTGTCGATCCCGCTGGCGTTCGTCACGGCCGGCGCACTGCTGATCGTCGCCGCGCTCGCTCTGGACTCGTCGCGCCGTAAGGCTGGCTCGTGACGGTCCTCGGGCGCCTGTTCGAGCGCCGGGCGAGCATCGAGAGCCCGCTTGTGCCGCTGTCCTCGGCCGGCATCCTCGAAATGCTCGGGGTGCAGCCGAACAACGCGACCGGCGTGCCGGTGACGGAGAAGTCGGCACTGCGCTTCGGCGCGGTGTGGCGGGCCGTGAACCTGATCAGCGGCCTGGGTGGCGCACTGCCGCTGCACGCCTACCGCTCGGGCACGTATGAGCGCGCGACGGTGCAGATCCTGAACAACCCGCACCCGGACATGACGCCGCTGGAGTTCTGGCGGCTGCTGTTCGCGCACCGGGCGCTGTGGGGCAACTCCTACGCCCTCAAGCTGCGCAATCAGGTCGGCATGATCCGCGAGCTGCACCCGCTGGTTCCCGAGCGCGTGCGGGTGGCGAACGTCGGGTCGAGCGAAACCAACCCGGGCGGGAAGGTATTCATCCTCGACGGCGACCTCGATCGGCCGCTGACCGCGAGGGACGTCTTCCACATCCCGGGCTTCGGCTACGACGGCGTGTGCGGCGTCTCCCCGATCCGCCTGGCCGCGACGACGATCGGGCTCGGGCTGGCGGCGGAGGAGTACGGCGCCCGGCTGTGGTCGGCCGGCTCGATGCTCGGCGGTGTGCTCCAGACGGAGCAGCGGCTCGACCAAACCTCAGCGGACCGGCTCAAGGAGTCGTGGCGCAGCAAGGTCGCCGGGCTGTCGAAGGCGCATGAGGTGGCGATCCTCGACGCCGGGGCGAAGTTCCAGCCGATCACGATGCCGAACAACGACGCTCAGTTCCTCGAGTCCCGCGACTTCCAGGTGTCCGAGGTGTCCCGCTGGTTCGGGGTGCCGCCGTTCCTGCTCAACCAGACGGAGAAGTCGACGTCTTGGGGCACGGGACTGGAGCAGCAGGCCACGGGGTTCGTGAAGTTTGACCTGCACCCGGTGTGGCTGGCGCCGGCCGAGGCACGGGTCACGAAGGAACTGACCGGCGATGGCATCTACGCCAAGTACGTGGTCGAGGGCCTGCTCCGCGGCGACACGACAGCCCGCGGCGAGTTCTACCGGATCATGCGCGAGGTCGGCGCCTTCTCCGCGAACGACATCCGCGAGCTGGAGGAACGCGGCCCAATCGAGGGCGGCGACTCCTACCTTCAGCCGCTCAACATGGCCCCGCTGGGCTCCGAAGGGACGGGCAATGCGCCGGACAACGCTGCCTGACGTGGAGCGGCGCGAAACGCCCATCACGCTCACTGACTTCACGATCCGTGCCGCTGCGACCGACGGCGACCCGGTCTTCACCGGCCACGCTGCCGTGTTCAACAAGCGGACCGCGATCGGCAACCCGCTCACCTGGGGCTTCTACGAGGAACTTGCCGAGGGCACGTTCACGAAGACGCTCAAGGAAGGCGACGCCCGCTTCCTGGTCGACCATGACACCTCGCTCCTGGTGGCCCGGATCTCCGCTGGGGACCTGCGGCTGTCCGAGGACGGCGAGGGCCTTGCGACCGACGCCGATCTCGACCAGGAGGTCAGCTACATCCGCGACCTGACCCGCAACGTGGAGAAGCGCCGCATCACCGGCATGAGCTTCGGCTTCCGGGTCGTCAAGGACGACTGGAACACCGAGACGGTGGAGACCTCCGACGGCCAGTCCGCCGAGGTCGAGGTGCGCACCATCCGCGAGGTGGAGCTGTTCGAGGTGTCCGCCGTGACCTTCCCCGCCTACGAGGAGACCGACGCCGCGCTGCGCGCGATCCGGTCCCGTAGCAACCCTGACCCGCTCGGCCGCCGTGGACGGCTGCTCGAGCGTTCCGAGGACACCGACCGCGAGCCGGCTGAGACCACTCGCGGAGACAAGGAAGGCCAGCCGGCGGCGTCCACTGGCCTGACGGTCGCACGGGCTGACCTCGACTTGCAGGCCTACGCATCCCGCTACGGCCTCCCGCTCTAACCCACCCCCCACTTCGACCCCGCCGCGTGCGGGGTCTTTGGCGTGCCTGAAAGGACGCAACGTCATGAACGAACGGCTCAAGAAGCTCCTGGAGGCGCAGGCGCGCACCTGGGAGCAGATGAAGGACATCCGCAACCGTGCGGACGAGAACGGCCTGATCCGCGGCGAGGACGAGGAGTCCTGGACCCGGGCGAACGCCGACATCGAGAAGATCGGCACGCAGATCGCGGAGGAGGAGCGGGCGCTCAAGCTCGACACCGTCGACCGCTCCCGCGTGGCTGAGCCCCGCAGCGAGCAGGACGAGGAGCGCGAGGAGGCCACCGCCGACGAGCGTTACGCCGAGGCGTTCGACATCTTCGTCCGCAGCGGTCAGTCGGACCTCAGCGCCGAGCAGCGCAGCGTCCTCCGGGGCGGCTTCGTCCCCGGTGGCGAGCTTCGCGCCCTGGGTGTCGGCACGCCGACCGCTGGTGGCTACCTGGCCCCCACGACGTGGCGGGACAACATCATCGCCGCCGCCGACCTGATCGCCGACGTCGCTGCGGTCGCGGACCTCGTCCAGACCGACTCGGGCGAGACGATGGCCTGGGTCACCGAGGACGACACCGCCAACGCGGGCGCCATCCTCGCGGAGAACACCCAGGTCACTGAGCAGGACATGGCGTGGGGCACGGCGCAGCTCGGGGCGTACATGTACACCTCGAAGCTGGTCCGGGTGTCCATCCAGCTCCTGCAGGACTCGTCCTACAACGCCGAGCAGCGCCTCTCGACGGCTCTCGGCCGTCGCCTGGGTCGCGCCCAGAACGCCCACTTCACCACGGGCACCGGCTCCTCGCAGCCGGAGGGCATCGTCACCAACGCGGTCGTCGGCAAGACCGGCGCCACGGGCCAGGTCACGTCGGTCACCTACGACGACCTGATCGACCTGGAGCTGTCGGTGCTGGCGAACTTCCGTCAGGGCGGCCTGTACATGTTCAGCGACGCCACGCTGGCGACGCTGCGCAAGGTGAAGGACACGACCGGCCAGTACCTGTGGCAGCCCGGTCTGCTGGCTGGTGCACCGAACCAGCTCAACGGCCACGGCTACGTCATCAACAACTACATGCCGGCCCCGGCCGCCAACGCCAAGTCGATCCTGTTCGGCGACTTCCGCGAGGGCTTCGTCGTCCGGCGCGTGCGGGACGTGCAGCTCCTCCGCCTGGCCGAGCGCTACGCGGACTTCCTGCAGGTCGGCTTCCTCGCGTTCAACCGCGCGGACTCCAAGCAGCAGAACGCGCAGGCCTACAAGGCCTACCGCAACTCCGCCACCTGATCCGACTGAGTCAGAGGAGACACGAATATGGCTGAGCAGAAGGCCGCTCCGGCGGTCAACAAGGTCGACGAGGCCGGGGCGCACGACCGCGTGGCGATGCTGTCGCTGCGCGCGGATGGCACCCCGGACCAGACCAACCCGGAGATCATCGGGGACAAGGACGCCGCTCTGGAGGCTGCCAAGGTGCAGTTCGCCCAGCAGGCTGTGTCCGCGGTCGACGAGGCCAAGCGCCCGGAGCTGGGGCTCGGGAGCACCGTGACCGGCGAGGACGCCGAGGACCCGGCGATCGCCGAGCTCAAGAAGGCCCACGACTCGGCCGCGAAGTCGGCGGAGTCCAAGGCGGAGAGCGTCGTCAACAGCCTCCACGGCTGACGTGCCACTCATCCGCCTGCTGACGTCGGTCGTCGGCTCGGGCCCCGTCTCCGGTGATGCCGGGGACGAGGTCCGGGTCGACGGCCCGACAGCGAAGGCGTGGGCCGATGGGGTCCGCGCCGAACTGGTCCGCGAGGAACGACACGAACGCGCCGTGACTGGCCCGGCTGAGACGACAGGGGGACGCCGTGTCCGCCGTGTCACTGGCTGAGGTGAAGGCATTTCTCGACATCACGGACAACCGCAACGACTCAGAGCTTGAGTCGTTCATCGACCGCGCTGAGGCGATCATCGCCAAGCGCGTCGGTCCTCTGGCGCCGGTCCCGGTGACCGACGAGATCCACACGGGTCCGGGTCCGATCCTGCTCAAGCGCTTCCCGGTCATCTCCGTGTCGTCGGCGACGTCGAGCGGCGCCACCGTCACCGACATCGACGCCGACCTCGACGCGGGCGTGGTGCACGGAACGTTCGGCTCCCTGCGTCGCGGCGTGAAGGTCAGCTACGTCGCCGGCCGCGCGGTTCTCCCCGAGGATCTGGTGGCCGCGGTGCTCGAGTTGGTCGATCACCTGTGGAAGTCGCAGCGGGTGTCGGGCACGAGGGCGCCGGGCTTCCAGGGCTACGGCGGCGATTCGGGTGACACGAACGCACCGGCCGGCTCGGGCTACCTGCTGCCGTATCGCGTGCAGTCGCTGATCGAGCCGTACATCGTTCCGGCCGTGGCATGACCACGGCCATCGCGCACCCGGCTGTCGCGGCGATCCGTGACGCCATCGCGGGCGCCATGTCCGGCGACCTTGCCGGCGTTGTGGTGCTGGATGCGGTGGATCCGTCCGCGCAGGCGTACGCGCTGCGGTCGGTGACGGTGGGCGGCACCTGGGACCCGGAGTTGCAGGGGTTCGCCACGGATCAGGCCGTGCTGGTGGAGTCGTCCGAGGCTGGGGCGGCTCGCCGGTCGGTGGAGACGGTGGCGGTGCAGTGCATCGCCTACACGGGCTCGGGTTCGCGGGACTTCGACGCGCACCGGGCGAGCGTGGGCGCGGTCCTGGGCGCCATCTCGTCCGCCCTGGGGGGCATCCAGCAGGTCGGGACGGCTGGGGCGATGGCGCGCATCAGCAGCCAGTCGTGGGCGCAGGGAGCGGACGGGGAAGGCACCTTCGTGCTGGCCTCGTTCACGATCACTGCCTCGCTGCTGCCGTGAGCGCGCGTAACCGCTCGGCGACTCCGGCGTCGTATCAGTTCTCGAAGCTGCAGCGGGACCTCAACCAGATGGGCGCGAAGCAGCGGCGCCGGTTGAGGACCGAGTTTTCCCGGATCGGCCAGTCTGCCGCGTCGGATGCCAAGTCGCGTGCAGGCGCCTGGTCGACCCGCATTCCGTCGGCGATCTCAACCCGCCCGATCGTCGACATCATGCGCGGCCGGGTGGGCGCGGAGGTGCGCGTCTCAAAGTCCGTGCCGCACGCCCGTGCTTACGAGGGCATCACGCAGCCGGAGCGATCCGGCTCCTTTCGTCACCCCGTCTATGGGCACATAGATCGCAAGTGGGCGGACCAGAAAACTCGCCCCTACTTGTGGCCCGCCGTTCGCGGTCGCCAGAACGACATGCGCCAGGCAGTTGAACAGACCGTCGATGCCGTCGCCCGCGAGTGCGGGTTCCGCTAACACCAAGGAGAACCGCAATGGCGCTCATGCGCGCAAAGCACGACGTCTTCGGCGTCGCTGACGTCCCGGACACCGACTACTACCGCGAGACCGGCTGGGTTGAGGTCGACCCCTCGACCCCCACCGACGTTGAGGCCGCTCGCCAGGCCGAGGCGGATGCGTTCGTCGCCGCCACCTCGTTCGTCCCGGCCGAGCACCCCGCCGCGGAGGTCGTGGACTACATCGCCACCGCCGACGAGGACGAGAAGGCCCGCGTGCTGGCCGACGAGAAGGCGACCAAGGCCCGCAAGACCGTCCTCAACGCCGACGCCTGATGCAGGCGATCACCGCACCGGAGACGGTGCCGTTCTCCAAGGTTCGGGCATTCCTGTCCGACCTCGGGATTGACGGCGTGCAGGCTCAGTTCCTGACCCGCTTCGAGTGCGGGATCGACGGCGTGCACGTCGAGATGTACGCCCTGAACGAAGAGGGCCACCCCTACTTCCCGACTCCCGGATCGAAGGACGTGGCGATGCACAGCATCTCCATGCGCCTCGACCTCGACGCCTGACCCGCACCACCTGATCACGGCTCCGCCTCCGGTGGCGCCGAGCTTCACCCTGCCCGACACCACTCCCGGAGGAACCCGCAATGCCTGCTATCCCCACCTCGACCCGGTTCTTCCAGCCGGGCGTCATCAAGATCCTGTTCCTGCCCACGATCGCCGCCACCACCCTGGTGCCGACCGCCCCGGAACTCGCCGCTGGTACCGACCTCACCCCCGAGGTCGATGACATCGCCGGCTGGTCCTACTCGACGTCGTTCATCGAGACGAAGGATGCCGCGTCCCGGATCAGCCCCAAGCTGGCCGGTCGGGTGTCGCTCGAGGACTCGTCGATCACCTTCAACGGCAGCCTGAACGGCACGGACGCCCGGACGGTGTTCACCACCGACCAGGCCGGCTACATCGCCATGTGCGACGCCGGCAACGCGACCGGCAAAAAGGCCGAGATCTTCCCC